AAAGTATTTCCTGACCAAGTTTTCTTTCCTCGTCAAGTGTTTCTGCAAACTCTAATTTTGTCCCTTTTGCCCAACGGCTCTGCGAACCAAGATCCATTTCATCACCAACATTTAATACAAAATCAAACTTTTCATGCCTTGCCATTTTAATCAGATTTGAAACTGCCTTTGGATGGTGCAATGGAATCTGTAAATCTGGCGTTACAAGATACCTGCGGTTGGCTTTAATTAATCGTCATCCTCATCGTCAGTTGGATCTATGGATGGGATGATCCCACCATCGCCTACGACCCAATCAGGAAAAGTCTTATGTTCAGTCATAAGCCAAAAAGCATGTTCAGGCGTAAATCCTGCTTTTCTAGCTGCTTTGTAACATTCATGCAAAGCCAAGTAATGCTGGTCTATTTTGCTTAATGGCTCAGGAGTTTGGCGAACGACACGACGATTGATCTTTTTGCGTTTGATAGGTTTTCGAGTGTTCGCCATAATTAAAATTATCGCTTACTAATTAAGACAAACAGATCATCGACACGCTGTTGCAATTGCAAACTTTGAGTTTCTAATCTTGAAATTTGGTCTTTGATCGAACTGCCAGAATTGGGTTTTAATTCTTGTAAGTAGGATTTAATAACCCAACGCAGACCCATCAAGAAACTTGTAAATATGGCGCAAACGCCAACGGTTATACCAACCCAAGATTCTGCATTCATTGAGCATTGATTCCATAATCAACTTCGCTCCCTGATTTTGGATCTAATGCTTTTGCGATAGGTGCAACTAAAGCACCAGCCAAGATTGCAAACTCTGGGCGAATGTCAGCGACAATTGCCAAAAGGACAGTTATGCCGGAAGCAGCCACAGCTCTTAAATATGACTTAATTGCAGCCTTATGTTTGTTAGATAGTTTCATGCGTTGCCTCCTAGTAGTGGGATGTTAAAGAACTCTCCTGTTTGTTTTGGATGAAATGAAATATGAATATGTTTAGTGTGGGGATTTATGCCTTTGTATTTACGCCAACGCCAGTTCAATAGTTTGCTGGCAATATGATGATTATGAATAACATATTTGATTCGCTTATCTGTTTTGCCAGCAATGCGGATTTGATCGGCAAGGTAGGCAGATATGCCTTCGGCTTGACCTAGATCAGCTGTAATGTCAATGGCACAAACCTCACCCGAAGGCAAGGCGTTGTGATCCGATTTTACTTTTTGATGCCTAGCGTCTGAAATCCAACCATCCGATTTTCTAGATCTATCAGGAAAACAATCATCAATTTGCTCCCGTAATTGCACAGCTGCTTTAGATAGGTAAGGCTTCATTACAAACCTAGAGCGGTTAAATCCTCAACAGTTAAACCAAGGGCAGCAAGTTTAGCCTGTGCGGTTGCTTTGGCTGCTGCTTGTGCTATGTCAGCCTGATTTAATTCATCAGAAAAATCTTGTTGAATAGTTAAAAATTCATTTTCTTCAACTGTTGCTTCTCTTATTTCATCATCGATTTGAATTAATGGTGTCATTTTATCCCTTTCTTAATTTGAGTAGCCATAAACTTTGATCGTGCCACCTGTTAAAGTAGTAGCACCACCGCAAGTTAATGTAAATGCTGTGTAAGCAGTTGCATTATTTAAGAATCCGCTATCAGCAACCACTGCTCCGTCGGTTTGTGGCTCAGCACTTCGAGAAGTAAAATTTGTTCTAGCAGTGTTATTTGGTCTAAAAACAAGCAATTCAATTGCCATTCCATTTGAACCATATCTACCTATGCGAAAACTTGCACCATTATTGGTATTGTTGCCCGCTAGTGTACTGGCAGAATACTCGCCAAAATACGCAAAACGATAGTAGTCAGAGGTCGTGGCACCAAGAGTTAATAATAAATTCTCTCTAGCAGAACCCGCACCACCATAGATCAAAATTAAATAATTATCATAAGTTGAACTAAAAGCATCGGTTACTGTTACGGATGCTACTGCTGAGCCTATGGTTTGAGATTTTATTAAAGTTAATGCACCAGCAGAAGCAGCACCCCATTCAGGAGCAGTTGCGCCAGAATTAACTTTAAGAATTTGACCTGCTGTTCCAATTGCCAATCTGCCTAATGTATCGGCAGCAGTTCCATAAACTAAATCTCCAGCAGCATCTATTACTGTGTTTTGAGTATCGCTAACATATTTCAAACCTGTTGCTTCACTACTTGCTGCAACCAATCTTTGATTGTCACTTCCAACTGCAAGGCGTGCTGGAGTATCAGCAGCCGATGCTGCAACAATATCTCCCTTAGCATCAACAATTGCATTTTGAATTGCATTGGCATCATCAGAAGTTGCCCAAGTTGGAACTCCTCCTGCCACTGTTAAAACTTGTCCAGTCGTTCCAATTGCAAGTCTTGTGTTTGTGTTTGCTGTTGCTGAACGATATTCAATATCGCCAAGAGTTGTAGATGGATTTAAGGCTTTAGTTGTTGTATCAACAGATGAACCAAGCGTGCGAATAGCAGCTGCGCCATCCTTGACCAGATCGGTGTCATCCGGTGTTTCCCAATTATAGTTAGTTGTGTTTGCCATTTAGGCTACTGCTCCAATCGCATTTTCCCATGTAAGTGTACCACTTAGAGTGTTCCAAGCCTCTGAGGCTGATACTTGTTCCCATTCAAGTGCAACTTGTGAGAATTCAATCGGGCTCAAATTTATGGTTAAAAATAATTCGTTGAATCTAGTGCTCCAACGCCAGCCTTCAACATAACCCTCAAACTGTTGAGTTGGGGCTATCTGGACAGGCAAGTCTGTTATTCGCATTGGCTGACCAATAAAGATCCCAAGCAAGGCATCTCGGTCTGCATCATCAATTGCTGAGTTTGTCAATGGAAATGTAATGCTATCGAATAAGGCTCTTGGATAGGATCTAAGCGAAATAAAGCGATTAGCCACAGCTTGAGCATCGGTAGCATCATGCAAAACTGTATTGATCGTTTCGCCTCGATAACCAAAGGTTGCAATGCTGTCTAAATCAATTGCGCTTTTCTGTGAACCAAAATTATTGCCATAGTTAAGAATTATGTCATTGCGAACATCCGCACCCCTAGTCAAAACCTTTAATCCTGCTCCAAAGGCTGTGTTTGCTGAAATCTCTGTGTAGCCATTGTTGGCAAGATAATTCTGTCTGTGTAAAGCATCGGCATATCCAATGCGACCTTCGTTGTCCTCATACAAGACACCAAATGCGCTATCAGCAATAAGACTTGCAATGTTGTAGACAGTATCCGGATCTGATCCTCTTGCTATAATTTCATAAACTCCAGGACGATCGATTTCACCAAGTCCTAAATTTTCAGCATTTGCCCAAGTAATTGTTGGATCATAACCTGACCAAGTTTCAGCTGCTGGAACTTCATTCCAATTGTTTAGAAATAAATCAGAAAGCAATTCATAAATTTGGTCGCCATCATCATCTCGAGCCAATGTGCCGTCATAAATAACTTTCGGCAATTTAGCCAATGAACCTAAAGCAATGATCGTATAAGTAAAGGTTTCTGCGATGCTACTAGCTGATGCAACCTCGGTTGTGATATCTGTAATGTTGCCACCAAATAAAGTCACAAACGCATTGGTGCTGTCTTTTACCTGTAAGGCTATTCCATCATTGACTTGTAAATTATAGTTTTCATTGTTTAAAGCCACAATTGTGATCTGAATATAAGATGGCGTTGGTTGGGCATAAATATCCTCACGCCCTGCTTGATGAGCAATATCAGAGATCGCAACATTAGTGTATTCCACACCATTGATGCTCAGCTTATATTCAGGCGTAAAGACTGACATTATCTCGCTCTAGTGATGCCGCTGTTGTAAAGCTGTGGAACTGATCTGGATGAGCTTTGGTTGATTACTTTAGTGACAGCCCTTGCAGCACCTTCAGAATCAACTGATTGAACTGTAATGTTATTTACAACAGTTGGTCGATCCTCACGAACATTAGCGGTTGGTGCTGGTAATGATGGCGCACCCAACATTCCTAAAGCAGCTGCATTTGGGGATATATTTGGAATATAAGCAATATCTTTTCCGGGATTAAGTATATTGATTGCTCGAACGCCATAATTAGCAAACTCAGTCAATAAACCGATTGCTTCCCTTATAAATCCAATAAATCCTTTAACAATATCAACAACAAAGCCAATTGCTTTTCCAAATGATTCAGCACCTTTTTGACTTTCTTGCAACGATGCGCTTAATCCCTTGTCGCCAGTTAATCCAGCAATAAATCCATCAAGGGTAGGGATGCCTGTGTCATTCAAAAATGTAATAAATTTTTCAACTGTCGGCAATAAAGCAGTTCCAAGACTTTCTTTGGCTTCATCCATTCCAATTTTTAATCGCCTCATTTTGCCTTCAAATGTATCTGCTGCTTCGGATGCTGCACCAGAAAATTGAGTACCTAATTCGCCAAATACATCAATGCCTTCCATTGCAACATCATTAGCCTTTTGAGTGATTTCGGCTACTTTTTCAGAGGCTCTAATATATTCTTTAGACTTGACGCCATATTCCTCTAAAGCAAAATTTGCTTCAAGTTGTGCTTTTTCCAATGCTTTTTGCAATTTGTTATATTCAGTCAAATTATTTGCATTATCGCCAAGAGTAATACCCAATTTCTTAAGGGCAGTAGTTTGTCCATCGTTGGCTTTGGCTAATGCATTTGCCACAGTTGTCAAATCTAAATTTTTTGCAGCTGCAATATCTAAGGCTAAATTAGTTAAATTCTGTGCTTCCTCAATGTTTTTAGTGCTTCGAGTTAATCGCTCTAATGCCGGTCTTAATTGATCATCTGTAACGCCAGTAGCCTTAGATTGTCTTGAGATCCATCGCTCTGTTGCTTCAATAGCTTCATCGGTTGCTGCAACTGTGTTTCTTAAAGCATTGGCAAGCCTTACTTGTGATGCTTGATCCTCAGCTGCTGCCTTTATTGCTGAGATTGCATACGCTCCGACAGCTGCTCCAACTACTGCAAATGCTGCTGCTGCTTTTTTGCCAAATTCAGAAATCTTGTTTGAATTTTCTTCAACGGCTTTATCGGCATCGCCTAGTTTCTTTTTTAAGTCATCGACATCGGCAAGAATTGATAACTTAAGTGTGCGATTGCCAGTAGCCATTAGACCCATTCCTTAATGATGCGATTAAAACTTGCTTCCCACTTGTTAATTAATTCAGGCTGAATTCTGCGAAGGGTTGGATAAATGAACCATCCTCGAGATCCACGACCTTGCCGTCCCGAATAACTAGGAAACTGTTTAAATTTATTTGAACCAAACTCAACGCCACCCCATAAGGTTTGCGTAGTAGCACCACCTGAAAACTTTTGTCTTGCGAAACCGTAGCGGAACTCACCGATCTTGCTCGATTTAGAGATGCTAACGCCCTCTGCGACTCTCTCTGCAACCTTGCCAGCCTTTGTTCGAGTTCTAGCTGTCTGCTTAATTTCCTCTGATGCAAAATACGCCAAAGCAGCAGATTGACTTCTTGCTTCCTCTGTTGCTTGGTCATCCATAAGTTTGAATGCTTTGTAAATATCACGCAAATCGTTTTTATTGTATGCGATAGTTTCATTTGCCACTTCTCGCCTCCAATACTTCGATCGCTGTTAATATGTCGTCCGCATCAACCCATTCACTCATTGGAATTTTGGTGGCTATTGCCAACTCAACCAATAATCTGTTTAGGCTTCCTGCTTTGTGGCTTTTGGGTTTGCATCACCGACTATTACATCGGCTACTGTTTCCATCCAAATATCCATTGGTTTGATGGGCTTATCTCCTGCAAGTTCACGCTTATGTGCATGATAAGCAAGAAACATAAGATCCCAAATACCCAACTTCTCGGATGCCTGACCAATAG